CCAGTATATAAAGATTTCGATCTTAATATGAAGATGCATCCGGTTACTGGTAAGCTTATTATGCGTAAGAATTCTGACGCCGTGAAGCAAGCTGTTAAGTCTCTTATTCTTACTGACAGAGGCGAAAGACCCTTTAGACCACTATTTGGGTCTGACATAAAATATCGTCTTTTCGATTTGATGGACCCCGCAATCGAAATGAATATAAAATCTGATGTTGATTATGCCATCAAATCATACGAAGAAAGAGCAACATTACTTGGCGTTGGTGTTGATGCAGAACCCGACAGCAACAATTTAAAAGTAAATATTTCTTTTTCAGTTAGAAATTCAGAGGCACCAGCTACCGTCTCGTTGACATTGGAGGCCATACGCTAATGGTAGCAAATAGTGCAATCACAGTAACTGGGCTAGACTTTGATACCATCAGACTAAATCTGAGAAACTTTATCGCGGGTAAGCCAGATTTTGCAGATTTCGATTTTGAAGATTCGGCTATCGGTACACTCATCGATCTTCTAGCGTATAACACGTATTACAATGCATTCTATGCAAACATGGCAGCAAATGAAGCATTTCTTGATACCGCACAGATTTACGACAACGTTGTATCGCGCGCGAAGCTGCTTGGGTATCTACCAACTTCAACACGCGGACCAACAGCTAATGTGCGTGTATCATTTACCACGCCCGCAAATTCAACGTTTCGCACGATTAACATTGCTAAAAATACACAATTTAGAGCAACGGTTAATGGTGTATCATACACATTTGTTACGCCACAGTCATACCCAATAACTGCAAATTCTTCAAATAGATTTAACGGTTTCATACAGATAACAGAAGGTGTGCCGCTAACGCATAGATTCTTGTTTTCTGCTGCCAATACCGCATTTGTATTACCTAACGCAAATACAGATACATCAAGCATAACTGTCTCTGTCACAACTTCGGGTAATACACTAACATACACGCAGGCATCCGATTTAAGAACTGTCAATTCAACATCAAGAGTTTTCTTCATAGAACCTGATCGTAACAAGCTATACAAAATTAGCTTTGGTGACAATGTTCTTGGTAAGAAGCCCGCATTTAACAGCACAGTTGCAGTGTCGTACCGAGTTACAAATGGTACAAGAGCAAACGGTGCAAATAACTTTACAGCCGTAAGCACAGTTGGTGGGCAGAGTAGCTTTACCCTCACAACTGTTGAGCGTGCAACAGGTGGTGCGGAGATTGAATCAATAGAATCTATTAGATTTAATGCACCGAGACTTTATGAAACTCAAAATCGTGCGGTGACCAGAGAAGATTATAAGAGAATTATTCTGCGCGATAACCCTGATCTGTCGGCTGTCAATGTTTGGGGTGGTGAAGAAAATGATCCACCGATATTTGGTAAAGTCTACGCTTGCGTGAAGCCTAAGGTTGGGACTCTCGTATCAACAAATCGAAAAGAGCGTATTAAATTAAGCATTAAGCCATATAATGTGCAATCTATTGATCTAGAAATTGTTGACCCAACATATCTCTATGTTGTACCAACATTGATTGTCAGATATGACCCGCTCTTAACCACATTGCAACCATCTGAAATTGCTGTTCGCGTTGCTAATAAAGTCATAGCATATGAATCAACAAATCTGAATCGATTTGAAGGTAAGTTTAGATATTCTAGATTTTTGGATTCAATCGATTCGGCTGAAGATTCGATAGTATCAAGCACGGCTAAAATTGAAGCTCAAAAGAAATTCTTGCCGTCAACTACGCAATCAAACACATATCGCATATCATTTAATCGAATGATATATCACCCGAGCGATGGGTATTTAACAGCAACGTCATCAACATCATTTACCATAAATGGGTTTACTGCTTTCTTAGATGATGACGGTAATGGTAATGTTCGTGCCTACTACGTGTCACAGGGCACAAGAACTTACATCAAGAATGTAGGCACAATAGATTATATGACTGGTTTGATAACACTAAACGCATTTCAACCTACATCAGTACCAACTGGTGAAATTGATGTTCGTGTTGAGCTTGATGATTATAACGTCACACCGATTCGCAATCAAATATTACTAATAGCTGGTGCAAAAATAACACTTATAAATGATAACACTGGGTCTATTGATGCTCGCCTTGATAGTGTTAGCACAGTTGGTAATAGTGCGACTCTGGGCGCAACTTCAATATCACAGCTGACGACATTCTAACATGGCAATATCAGGCGCCGAAGAAACCTTCGTAAAATTATCTCCGCTCATTGAGTCGCAGTTTCCTGCGTTCATACGCGAAGAAGGACCCAGATTTGTTTCGTTCTTAAAAGCGTATTACGAATTTATGGAGCAGTCTGGGCAGGCGGGTAATGCGACTCGCAGCTTGATTGACTATCAAGATATAGACCGAACACTAGATTCATTTGTTGAATATTTTCGTCGAGAGTTTATGATAAACATCCCCAAGGATGTTTTGGCTGACAAAAGATTACTAGTCAAGCATATCAGAGATTTCTATAGAACTAGAGGGTCAAAATTTTCATATGATTTTCTGTTCTATGCACTATTCAATAAGCAGATAGAACTTGTTTACCCAGGCGATTACATTCTAAGAGCGTCTGATGGTAGATGGGTGAGAGAAACAATTCTTAGAGTTGGTAACCCATATTCAACATTACCGACAAATCTTGATGGTAGAAATATTGTCGGCTCTGTTTCAGGTGCTACGGCCAGAGTACAAAAGGTTACTCGCGTAGTTGTTCTTGGTCACCCATTATTTGAACTACTTGTTGAAAATGTTGTCGGTACATTTGTTGATGGTGAAACAGTATCGGATGATTTAGGCAACAATGCAACAATTACTTCAGCATTTGGTAGCTTGATTGGTATTGAAGAAGTTGTCGACCCGGGGGCATTCCATCAATCTGGTGATGCTGTTGTAATAACATCATCCGGTGCTACTGCGTCGGCAAGAGTATCATCAACAAATGATCGAGGGCCTGTATCATTTCGTATCAATAGAGGTGGTAGCGGTTATCGTTTAGGGCAAACCGTAATATCAGTAAATGGTGGGTCTGGAACGGGTGCGGCTGCAATAGTATCTTCCCTATCTAATACCACATTTGTTAGCTTAAACACAGATCAAATTGGTCCGCTATCAAACGTACTTCTTAATACGGGCCCTACTTTTGTGTCTCTTGGTACTAATACGGCTGCTGTGTTTGCAAACTTAGCAGTTGCCAATATATCATCAACGTTAGCATCATCTTTGCACTTTTCAAACTCCGTTGCTGGTACAATTAATGCTATTTCTGTCACTAGTGTTGGTAGTGGTTATGTTCCTGAACTCCCAACCGTAGTGGCGCGCGATCAAATTGTATTTGAGCAAGGACTTGCTGGTGAGGCTGGTAGACTTAAGGGTGATGATGCTGTTATCATCGCAATACGTGCACCTGGTGCAATTACAGGCCTAGAGATAGTATCATCTGATGCATCATTTGATAAATTTGCTGATGCTATTGTAGTCAATTCTCGCGGCACTGGGCCAACAATAGATCAAAATACTGACTTGGGTGGTAATCAACGATTTACCATTAGAAATACAACATATAATGCTGATATTAAACCTATTATTGCGGGCGTTATAACTCAGCCAGGACGTTATATTGATACCAAAGGATTCCTTAGCTGGAATATGAGACTACAAGATAATGATTTCTATCAAGAATATTCATATCTGATTAAGGTTACTGAAATTGTAGATCGATATAGAGATGTTGTCAAGAGAGTGTTGCACCCATCAGGCTCCAAGATGTTTGGTAGCTATCAATTTGTATCTAATACAAATCTATCACACAATCATAATATTCTTTATAATCAAGAAGCAATTTTACCAATTACATTAAGTGTTGATAAAGCAACGCTAAGATCAGCAAACGTGTTTATTTCGCAAGATTCTCAACCTACAGGTCTGACATTTAGTCCATCGGGTAGACGAATGTATATTATGGGTTTAAATAATGACAGAGTATATCAATATAAATTATCAACGTCATTTGACGTATCAACAGCAACTTATATGAATAAAAGTATATCGATTGCAAATACGTCAAATGCTGGCCCCGGTGATAAAGACCCCCGCGAGGTTCAGTTTCACCCTGAAGGTCATACAATGTATATTGTTGGTATTGATAGAGATACCGTTTATCAGTATTCACTTTCTACGGCATGGGATGTTTCTACAGCAACATATGCATCTAAGAGCAAAGACGTATCTGCCCAAGACACCAACCCGCAATCACTAGCCTTTAGTGATGATGGCACCAAGATGTATATTCTTGGTTCTACAAATGATAGAATATTTCAATATACACTATCATCACCCTGGGATGTTTCTACAGCAACATATGCGTCTAAATTCTTATCGGTAGCATCACAAGAAAACAGCCCACTTGCAATGGCATTTAGTAGTGATGGTAAGAAAGTGCTTGTTGCTGGTAGCACTAATGACACGGTTTATCAATATACACTATCAACAGCTTGGGATATTTCTACAGCAACATATGATAATAAGAGTTTAAGTATTGGTGCTCAAGAATCTGCACCACACGGTATTGCACTAAGCACAGATCAAAAGAAAATGTTTATTGTGGGTACAGCATCCGATATAGTTTATACTTACCAAAGGTCAACTTAGACTTGATAAATAATGCGACTAGGAAAAGGTTCAGATGACAAATAGAATCACCCCATTCTTTCGTTTAAACACGGCCGATCAGCTGAAGGAATCATTTGATGAACCTTCGCCGACTCGGCTTTACATGTTTATGGGTGGGGTAACACCTTTTGCTAATGACTCATCACCACCCGCAGTAACAAATAATCAATTTACTACAGAATTTAACATATATCGAGATATGGTTGCGCTAAAACGAATCAATTCAGCCGATATTATTTCAATTGCACCTCGATATAATTGGACAAACAATACTGTATATACTGAATATAACGATAGAACTGCAAATTTATATGATAGACAATTTTACGTGCTTACGTCAGAAAATAATGTCTATAAGTGCATAGACAATAATAGAGGTGCAGTATCAACAGAAGAACCCTCTGGTATTAGCACGTCAGTTGTTAGCACAGCCGATGGATATCGTTGGAAATTCTTATTTGCTATTACTACGGCCGACGCGCAGAAATTTTTAAATAGCACTTATATTCCAGTTAGACAGCTAACAGCTAACAACGGAAGCGCACAGTGGTCTGTGCAGCAGGCCGCAGCTAATGGGACAATAGATCATGTTTTAGTTACTGCTAACGGTAGTGGTTATATAAGCACTTCAAATACATTCTTGTCTGTAACAAATTCTACAACAGTAAGATTGGCAACTAATGCATTGCAGATTGATGGTGCATATACTGGGTCAACATTGTATATTTCAGCCGGTCTTGGTGTTGGTCAGCTTCGTCGCATAGTAAAATACGTTGGTACTGGTAGAGTAGTTACCGTCAACAGTGCATTTACTATTACACCAAATACATCATCAATATATTCTGTTGCACCCTCAGTTATAATTAGAGGTGATAGTGGTGCAACAGCATCCATACGCGCGACCGCACATGTTTCTAACACATTGGGTGGGCAAGTTCGCAAAATCACCATGATAACTAACGGTCGTAGTTATGGCGAAGCAAATGTGGCCATCATAGCAAATTCATCATATGGGTCAGGTGCTATCGCACAAGCTATCATATCACCGAGAGGTGGTCATGGTAGTAATGCGCGTAATGAATTATATGCTAAAGATTTAATGCTGTCTGTATCTGTAACTGGCGGCGAGTCAAATACATTCCCAACCAATAATGATTTTAGAACCATTGGTATAATTAGAGACCCTAAGCTTAGAAGTGGCCCTGTAGCCAATGCATCGGTAATTGATCAATGTCATCGTATAGTGCTACAAAATGTGTCAGGCGACTACACCGCCGATGAAATTGTAACTGGTGGTACTAGTGGCGCTAAAGCCAGAGTTGTATATTTTGCGAATACTAATTCAGCACGCACAAAGGGTGTTCTTCGTGTTGTTCGTTTGACAACCAATGGTATTGGTGGTGGGTTTGCACAAACAGAATCATTGACATCTTCGTCATCCGGGGTAACCGCTACTATTATCAATGCGATAAAGCCGGCAGTTAGAGAAAATACTGGGGATGTCTTATACATAGAAAGCAATCAGCCAATTGTCAGAAAACCAGATCAACTTGAAGAATTTCGTTTTGTCGTGACGTTTTAAGGGATAAGAAAACAGATGGCGTCTATTGCTAACACCGTCACGATTTCTACGGATCTAAATGTTGACCCGTATTATGATGATTTTAATGAGTCAAAGAATTTTCATCGCATTCTGTTTCGCCCTGGGCTTGCCGTTCAAGCGCGCGAGCTTACACAGATTCAGTCAATTCTACAAAATCAGATTGATCGTTTTGCCGAGCATATTTTTAAAGAAGGTAGTATCGTAAGAGGCTGCCAAACCCTTCTAGACAAAGATGTAGTTTATATGAAGTTGCGCGATGCAGCTTCAAATGGTACTACTTCAGTAAATGTCTATGCATTTTTGAATAGAACCGTAACTGGTGCAACATCTGGTGTGTCAGCTAGCGTCATTAAAGTAAATGATGGATCAGAAGCAAATACACCAAATTTTAAAACTTTATTTGTCAAATTTACTGGTGGTAATAGCAATCGCCGTTCATTTGCTAACGGCGAAGTTATTACCGCAACCGGTGGTGGTGGCCTAACAGCCAATCTAATTTCATCTGGTGCCACAGGCTATTCGGCCCTAATGAAAATTAATGAAGGCGTAATTTATGCTAAGGATCATTTCATTCGAACCGATCCCGATCTTCTTGTTATATCAAAATATAGCTCAAATGGGTCGGCACGTATTGGTTACAATGTAATCGAGACTATTGTTAAAGAAGCCGATGATTCAACTCTACTTGATCCTGCATCAGGTGCTTATAACTTTGCCGCACCAGGGGCGGCGCGCCTTAAGCTAACGGCGCAATTTACTCGCATTGATACTAATGCAACAGCTAGCAATAATTTTATTGAGCTAATTCAGCTTAAGGGTGGTGAGATTCAATCACGCTCAGATTCTCCGCAATACAATCTTCTTAAGGATTATATTGCTCAAAGAACTTATGATGAATCTGGTAATTATATTGTAAGTGGTCTTTCACCTAGACTTCGTGAGCATCTATTGACTGGTAATAACCAGGGTGTCTTTACTGCGGGAGAGGGTGGAAGCGCATCTAAGTTGGTTGTTGAAGTAAACCCAGGAAAATCATATGTTCAGGGGTTTGATATTGAACTTTTACAAAGTAAGCGCATACCAATTGACAAAGCAACCGATTATAATTCAGTTGAGCAAGCTAGTGCTTTAATTGATTATGGTAATTATGTCATAGCGGACAATGTTGTTGGTTCTTGGGATGTAAATGCTCAGGGTAGAGTCAGCCTTAGATCGCAGCAGGCCAATGCAATTTCAACCAGAAATTATTCTCTCACTTCATTCTCTGGTTCTGAGATTGGTACCGCAAGAGTTCGTGCAATTGAATATCATGCAGGAACGCCGGGTCTCCCTTCAGCACAATATAGGGTATATCTGACAGATATTAATATGAATGCCGGGTTTGGTTTTGCCAATGCTCAGTCAATCATGTTTAGTGCTGGCGCTGGTCAGGCTAACGGTAAAGCCGATATTCTCGGGTCAAACGGTAGAAATGCAAATACAACAGACCCATCATTTGATATTGCCATCTTCCGTCTTCCTGCTAATGCAATTAGACGACTAAGAGATACAACAGGTAACGTTGATAATAATTTTAGATTTGAAAAATCCTTTGATATTACATTTGGTACCGGTGGTACTGCATCTGTATCAACTGGTACAGCTAGCGAGACATTCTCAGGTAGTGGTGCGCTATCAACCGCTATAGGTCGCTCAAATTATTATATTACAGCACGCGGCTCGTCTAATACCGGAGCAATTAGCACGCTAAGACTTAGCACAACAAACGGATCAAATACAATAACCCGTTCTAATAGCGCAATCGATCTAACTACTAGATTTAGTGCAGGCGAACTAATTCGCGTGGCAAACACTGGTGACTTTATTGTTACATCTGTTTCTTCGGCATCTCTAAACACTCTGACTACGGCCGGCGCTACTCGCACCGGAATGCGAGTTCACAAGCTTATTCGTCAAGGTCAGGTATTAGATTTTGGTGGCTCTGGTTCAACTGGATCTGCAAGAACAATTACCGTGTCATCATCGACACAGACAGATTTTAATCTTCAAGAAACTCTTGGATCATCACTAAATGCTACCGTAATTACGGAGCTGAATAAGGTTGATGGGCAAGAGGCCGCAAAGACAGTTAATAGAAATCGTCGCGTACAAGTTAGAATTGGTGCGGGTGGTGGCACATCTTATGTTGCAAACACCACCGGGCCATGGCCACTTGGTCTATCTGACGGTTTCAAACTAGTGTCTGTTCGTAGAAAGTCTGGGTCAAACTTTGCGTCTCTTACCGAAGGTACAGATGTAACAAATAACTTTACCCTTGATACTGGGATGCTTGATGACTTTTATAGTCATGCTCGTCTTGTGCGTAAGTCTGGTAGCGGCATTTCTCTGTCAACAGGTGATCGACTTCTAGTTACTCTTGATCACTTTACTCATAGCTATTCAACTGGTGTTGGATATTTTTCTGTCGATTCTTACCCAGTCGATGATACAAATGCTGCAACCGATACCACAAAAATATTTACATATGAAATTCCTGTCTATACCTCATCACGGACTGGTAATAGATTTGACCTGAGAGATTGTATTGATATTCGTCCTCGTATGACGGATACCGCAAATGGTGTTACATCACTTACCAATATATCAATTAATCCAAGACTTTCAACCACCTTTGATCAGCCGTCAGGTGGTCTGAGATTTATGGCTCCAGGTGAAAACTTTACTGCCGATCTTGATTATTATCTACTCCGAAATGATAGAATTGTTCTTGATCGTGATGGTAATTTTACTGCTGTAAAGGGCGTACCATCACTTAATCCGATTACACCGGATGAGTCGAAAGATACTATGTCAATTGCGACTATAAATCTTTCACCATATCCGTCTCTTGCGGATGAGCAAGCACGCAGAGTTAATAGAGGCGATTTAGCTTCTAGAGTATTTCCTGTAAAAAATCCTCGCTTTACAATGAGAGATATTGGGGTTTTACGCGATAGAATTGAGAATCTTGAATATTATACTACTTTAAATCTACTTGAAATGGATACTAAAAATCTTCTTATTCAAGATTCTTCTGGTAATAATAGATTTAAAAACGGTATCCTTGTAGATCCTTTCTATGGCCATAATGTTGGTGATGTAAAGAATTCGGATTATAAGATTTCAATTGATTCCAATTATGGTGAGGCAAGACCTCCGTTTAAACTTGATAATATTGAACTCTTTTATAATGCAGCAAATTCATCTAATATTGTGCGTACCAATGTTACGTCAGCAGGTGTTGCACGTGATCAGATAGTGTTTATTGCCAACTCAGCATCAGCTTTTGCAAATGGTTCTACAGTAAGTTCTGGTGGAACAACAGCAACACTAAGATTTAAAGTCGGCAATAAGTTGTATGTTGAAAATGCAACAGGTAATTTTGTTACAACATCAACAATTTCTAGCGGCCCTGTTTCATCGACAATTTCAGGTGTGTATCTGCCATCTGCTGGTGAAATTATAACCCTGCCATATAGTCACGAAGTTTTTGTGAGCCAGCCCTATAATTCTACAACAAGAAATGCCGCAGGTCTATTCTGGAAATGGAATGGTAGCGTTACTCTAGATCCACCTTCGGACTACTGGGTGGATACTGTTCAGCTTCCCGATGTTCTTGTTAATATTGATAATTTTGATGATAATTGGGAGCAAAGTGGAGCATGGGGTACAACATGGGGTGATTGGCAAACTGTTGCTCAATCAACTACTGTTGATAGACAATTCCTTGGTGTTGCTCAAGCATTTAGAGTAACGACAACAACAACATCAAGTCAGGTTAGAAGCGGGACACGCACATCACTAGTCCCTGTAACCACTACAACTAGCACAGGTAATAGAGTTGTAAGTTCAAATATCCAGCCTTTTATGAGATCACGTTCGATTAGATTTATAGGCAGAGGTATTAAACCTACATCTAGAATTTATCCATTTTTTGACGGCACACCTGTTTCTCAATATGTAACCCCAACCAATGCTTCATTTGCAAATACTGCAAATGAGGGCGGACGGCTTGTTTCCGTAGCAAATGGTAATGTGTATGGTATATTCCGTCTTCCATCTAATGAAAATATGAGATTTAGAACTGGTAGCCGCATTTTTAGACTAACGGACTCACCCACAAATGATACCACACAAGGTACATTTTTAACATCGGCCGAATCTGTATATACGGCTGAAGGTCTTACGCAAGATGTACAAAATACAATCATAAGCACCAGAACAGGTGAGACTGTTTCCGAATCTGTTTTAGATACTAGAAATACAATTGCTGTCAATCAGACAATTATTGACCCAATTGCTCAATCATTTACCATGGATACTAATGCTATTGGTAAGATATCAGGGTCTGGTGCATTTGTAACAAAGGTTGATCTATTCTTTGCTACCAAAGATACACAAATTGGTTGTGAAATCCATATTCGTGCAATCGATCCTATAACAAATACCATTACTGGTCGCATGATTCCGTTTAGTCGCGTAATTCTACAGCCTGGCGAAATTAATACAAGTGATAATGGTTCTGCACCAACACCTGTATATTTCCCATCGCCTGTATATCTGCAAAATGCACGCGATTACGCTATCGTGATAAAGCCGGTTGGTAGCAATCCAAATTATAATATGCACATTGCTCGTCTTGGTGAGGTTGATAGAATTACTGGTAACAGAATTTCATCGCAGCCGGCCGCTGGTATTCTATCAGCATCATCAAATGATATTGTGTATAGCCCAATTCAGGAAGAGGATCTAAAGTTTACCCTTTATGTGGCAAACTTTAATACCTCAACAACAGGCACAGTAATATTTAAGAATGAGCTAAGAGATTATTATCAGATTGCAAATGTATCAGCCGCATTTATTCGCACGGGTGAAGATATTCACGGCGAGACGATTCTTGTTGGTACATTTGCTAATACTAAGGCAGTAAATACTGGTGTCACCTTCGTTCAAGGTATGACATCTGGTGCAACAGGAACAATCTCTCGCTTTAGCTCTACACAGCTTAGAGTAAGAAATGTATCTCTGAATACTAAATTTGTGGGCGGAGAGCGGATTCGCATTCGCAATACAAATTCAACAACTGGTATAATAGTTGGTAATTCAACTGGTGGTATTACATCTGCGACAACACCAACTGGTAAAGCAATTTACTATGATTCAGTATCCTTTGCAAATACCTATCTGCATCTAGCTAATGTGTCATTTACAAATAGCGGCCCTGCATCGGGCGCAGGTCGGGTATTCTTTGCAAATAACTGGATTAGAGGTCAAACTAATGGTTATATTGCTCGCATAGTTAGACTTGATCGTTTGCAGGCCGATATAATCAATATTTCTTCTGACTTCTTAACTCCAACGAATACGAATATTCGATTCTCAGGTAAATTTGCTACAAGCAATACATCAAGGGATTCAAACTATTTTGACTTGAATGTAAATGCTGATACCGAATTTACCGCACCAAGATATATTCTAAGCCGCAGCATGGAATCAAATACATCAATTAGTGGTGCATCTATGGCTGCGGGTCGTTCCGCTGAAGTTAGAGCACTATTCACTAGCACTAGCAGATATGCGTCACCCGTTCTTGATGTCAAGAGAATTTCAGCCATTACGGTTCAAAATCTCATTAATAATGATACCACAGGTGAAGCCAATACAGCAAGTGGTGGTAATGCTCTAGCAAAATATATTACCCGTAAGATGACTCTTGCAGATGGTCAGGATGCAGAAGATATCCGCGTATATGTTAGCGCATATCGCCCACCTGGGTCTAACATAAACGTATACTATAAGATTCTGCATCGTGAAGATAGCGATACGTTTGATAATGCGCGTTGGATCCCAATGTCATATACGACAGAAACAGGGTTTACATCATCAACTGTATTCTCTAGTACAGATATTGTTGATGACTTTAAAGAATATGTTTTTGTTGTACCAAATTATAGCAATGCGGTATTGTCTGGTGCAAACACAACTAATGCAAATATCATTGAATATCGAAATTCTGCAAGATCGCGGTTTGTTGGTTATAAGTACCTATCGATTAAGGTAGTGCTTACAAACTCTACCACAACAAACCCACCACGTCTTGATGATATTAGAGTGATTGCGCTACAACGATGAAACCTGAATTAGTAAAGATAGAAAATGAGCCTGGGTATGTAAAGGATAAAGCATGCCAGGCCATTATCTCTACTGACAATTCCGGGCTTGAAGCATATCGTGCCAGAAGAAAGCGCGAACAGGATAAATTAGACGAGATAAATAATTTGAAGCAGGATGTCGCTGAGATTAAGGACCTGCTAAGACAGATACTCGGGTCCAAGGGACAGTCATAAATGGCTAAAATTGCAAATGTCGCCCTGACCAATACGTTTGATACCTGGAGGATTAGATCCAACCAGTCGTTTAATCGTTTGAGTCAGTTTGCGATTGATGAATCAAAGTTGTATGCTAATACACTAACAGCAAATGTTAGATTTGTATCGCTAGGTGCAACTAAGCTTGGTGATGCAAATAATGATACCACTATAATCAACGGTGCGCTTACAGCCAACGGTAGGGTCACAATAAGCAGCAATATGACTGTTGGTGGTAATACTACAACCAATAAGCTAACTGTCACTTCATCACTAGCATCATCAGGTAATACGACTTTAGGTGATGCTGCTGCTGATAGATTGACACTAAATGGTAATACCGTAACTATGGGTGCTGCTGTATTGAATATTGACACAGGTCTTCTTTTTCTACAAAGAAATTCAAATCGTGTCGGTGTAAATACGCTACAACCAAATACGGCTTTTCATGTAAACGGTGTTGTGTTAGCTAACAGTGGGTATAAGTACCCAGACGGTGCTCTTACTGTAGCGCCTCTTTATGTTTATGCATCAAATGGCTCTCAGCTGTACCCGTGAGGAATTAGATGGCCAACCCATTAAGAGTTAAATCATCAGGGGCTACATTCCAAGGTCTTCAGACGATGACCACTTCGGAAATGGATTATGCTGTCGATGTTATTCTTAAAGATTTTGCTTCAACTAACAGTGGGTTGGGTACAGTAAATGTTGATGGTGCAACAGGCACATCAATTGGTACCTTTGTTGATACAAATAGACCTTTTTCTGTGGGTGCACACCCTGTCGGTACAACGATTGATTCGGTAACATATACTCTTAAGCAAGATATTACAACAAGCGCAACAGAATCATTAACTAGACCAGTAGAATATTCTTCAACTGGTGTTAGACAGCAAAATGATACACAGTTAAATGATTCTATTATTTCTAGGGCACTAAGCACATTAGTTGCTGGTGGTGTTGGATCATATTCTTTACAACCATCATCACCTGTTGGAACTTGGACATCAAT